GATAGACTCATAAACATCCTGCATGAGATCATAGGATTGAAGAGACTTAAGATAATCAAAGTCAGTCTCTGCTGACCGACCCAAGCCTGCCTCTTGCAAGACAGTTCTTCCAGCATTGATGTAATCAATATCGTGAGTTTTACTTAGAGTAGAATCTTGCTTGAAGAATTTAGCAGGTGTATCTGATTTGTAATTATTGATTGCCTCTCTCGCCGCCATGGCTTCGCGAAACAATTCATGTGCTAGTAATTCATTCTTTTTAGAAATAAATTGGGCTACGTAATCACCCTTAAGTCTGGCTCTTTCCGCCTCAACAGCATGCTTTTTTTCTGCAAGGAGAAATGATCTTGGCCTTATTTCCCTAAGGTTGCTGCGAGCGATTCTTCTGGCAGCTTCTTGTTTAGCCCATTCTTTATAAGGCAATCTTTCTGCGGCTACCTTTTTAAGTGCAGGATCAGCATTGGCATCAGTTATCTGTTTTAGTTGCCTGCCAAGCAAATCGGCTCTGTGCTCGTTATGCAAAGCGGCTATCACTTGATCAGGCAAATCTGAATCTAAAAGAGGATCACCGTGCTCTTTTAGCATGGCAATGTCTGTAGCTGATTTAATGGCTTCCGATCTTGATGGCAGGTTTGCCATCGCATCCAGCATCTCTGTTGCAGATGAGAAGCCAAGAGCCCCTGCGGCAATCTCTACATGAAGGCCATCTTCAGCCATCATGTTCTTATTCATCTGCTTAATGAAATCTTTGCCCTTTAAATCACTAATCGATTTCTTATCGAGTTTGATTGCCTCAACTCCTGCCGGCAATGGATCACCATTTGGAAGAGTGCCGCTTTTGAGTAAAGCACCGGCCTTATACGGCGCACTATTGTCTATATCGTAAGTGACTCTAGCCTTAATTCTTTCTCGCTCTTGAGCTAAGAATTTCTTGCGGTCCTCTCGCAACGAAGACAATAAGTGCTTATTTAAATTAGACTCAGAACCATCAATAAAGGCCTTCCTGGATTTTTCATAATCAACGGCTGCCTGCCCAGTCATGCCAAGAGTGTCAGAGGTTGGAAGGGATGCCTGCATATCTCTAGCAGCAATGGCTGCCGATATTTCCTCCTTAGAGGCGATCAGGCGATCCATGACATCACGGATGTCGTCGTTTATATATGGGACACCCGTTGAAACATATTTCCATATTTCAATTAGCCAGTTCTTAAAATTATCAAAGGCTGGCTTTAAGCTTTCTGAAGGAGCCTGGCCACTTTGAAGATAGGTAACCCCTAGATCGGCTAACTTCTCAAGGTCATCCTTGGTTAAGGCTTCGCCTTCTTTCTTGCCAAGGTAATCGCGCATGGTTTGCCAATCGGCCACAAAATCTTGTGGGGCTCCTTCGCTTGTGGCGATTGTTTGTAATAAGTCCCAGTATGAATGCCACATTTCATGAACGAATGTAGACACATCGCCATTTTTTAAGACGGCTACTAAATTCTGACTTGGAGAAAAAGCCCCCCTTGGAGGAGGACTGCCGCGCTGTGGCTGCAAAAGCAGATCGCCAAAACCATAGTAAGCCGGTTGCTCTAGTGTGCCCTGATCTATGGTGATTCGATCCGTGACTTTAAGCGTATCTAGCCTTTGGGCTGCCATCTTTTGCAAGACAGGAGAGCCTTGAAGCCTCGTTAAGATTTGCTTATAAGGGCCGGTGATAACATCTAAGTTCGATTGGATTTGCTCGGGGGTATATTTACCTAACGCAATTAGCTCTTGTTCTTTAGTTGCTCTATACGCAGCGACTTGCTCCTCGATATTTGGCTCTACTAATACTTGATCTTCTCCTGCGACTTCATCGAAGGTCGCGGGGAGAGACTGCATGAATTTAACCGCATCTTGCGATCTCATGCCGTCTTCTGAAGTGATTAAGACAGGTAATAAATTATTGTAATGTTTCGTTTGTACCGTTTGAGAAACATAATTAGACAAAGAAAATCTAAGGGCTGTGCCGCTTTCCTTAGCGTTAAGGTACATTTCTGAATTACCGCTAATCTTCTCCGCCATGGCAGCAGGAGACTCACCCTGCTCTAACCAGTAAGAATCCCAATCGCCAGGTTGGAAAAGAACACTGGCATCAGGATTATTGTCGGTTGCTTGGTTAATGAGTTCTTTAACCTTTTGCGGCAACTCGCGTTTGGTTAATTTGGATTCGTTTACAAGTGTTCCTAGTGCTTCTAGATTCTTCGCTGTCGATAACGCCGAAAGCGCTTTATCCGTATCTTCTGCGATCTCTCTTGACGCCTCTGTTGGATTCTTGCTGTATTCTGCTCTAATTGATTGGCCTTCTGTTTTCTCCCCATAAGTATGAAACATGGGTTTTAAAGCATCAGAGAAGGCCTCTTGCATGGATTGCTTGCCTTGGACATCCTCAGAACCTATTGCTTTTGCTGTCTGAAGTGATCGACCAATCGCAGCCTGTCCGGCACTTTGACCGGCACTTAAAATACCTCCTTTTAAGGCTTCACCGAAGTCTATCTTGCTAACATCTCCTCCTTCTTTAATGTATTGGCCGATGGCTTCAGATGATATTTCTCCACCAGTTTCTACACCTAAATCTGCAATGGCTGCGGTAGCTTTAGATAACAAACCTTTGCCCGCTAACTTAGCGCCGATGGCTCCTGAAAGTGGAATCATGAGCGCATCAGTTCCGGCTGTTCCTAGGGCTTTAAACTTAGCGTCTTGCGCATGCTCTGCGACCCATCTGTCATTGGTTAGAAATTTCGAAACGGCATCTTGATCTTTTAAGTCAACATTCTCTTTAGAGAGCGCATCAATGAAAGTAGAGCCTCCCTCTATAGGATATTCTCCAAAGAAGGTTCCGGCAGAAAAACCGAAGAGTCCTAAATATTTAGCGCCAGAGGCACCCGCAATAATCGTCTCCAGTGCAGAGGGAGCGTTTTCAAGAATGCCGTAAAGAATACCTATCGGTTCATGGGCTACCTTTTTAACATAATCGAGTACCTCATGAACCATGAGGTCATTTTTTTCTTTGTAAGCTTTATAGACTTCATAAGAATAAGCATCCTTCCAAGTCATATCTTTGAAAGCTTTCGCGGTAGCTCTCATGGTTCGATTGACATCTCTCCCTTCAACTTCGCTAATCTCATTGAATCTCTTTGAATAATCAGGCCTAAGTTCCTCAAGCGTTTCATTAGCCTTCGCTTGTCTCGCAATAATGGCTGAAGCTAAGTAAGGATCAATGCGCCGATTCATGACCGCATATCCCGTGTAAGCTTGAACCTTATTGCTGAAGCCTGACAACACGGCTCTGAAATACGGGGTATTATCAAAGACACTTGAGGCGAGCCTAAATTCAGGTGTTTTCTCGTATGACTCTGGCTTTTTGAAAAGCTGTTCAATTGGATTTCTAGTTATGATGTCAAAGAAATCCTTTGTGGCTCCTTTAAGCGGCAAGGCAGCACTCGCCGCATGATCTATGTGAGAAGCGTTTTCTAAATCATCATGAACAACTGCGGCATTATCCTTATCCTCTAAAAACCTCCCAAGCCCTGGAGATTTAGAGACGATCTCGTTGTAATCTCTATTTCTGCGCTGCCACTTGCCGTCTATCTTTTCGTAATTTCTCTCAGTGATCGCAGTAGCAAAACCTGTTTTATCTGAAAGATTGATGACTTTAGCATGTTGATCAGGATCTTTCCGCATTCCAGAAAACATAGATCCTTGAATAGCGTTAACCTCTTGCGGTTTTGTTTGATCAATATCTTGAAAAAACTCATCGCCTGACTGAGGTTGAGGATTCTCTACTGAAGGCGATGGGGTAGCCGAAGGCTGTACACTCTCGGCAGGCTCATCGATATCTTGGAAATATTCATCCCCTAACGCCATTACTTTTTCGCACTCCTATATCTTGCAGCAATGGCTTCCGGTGTAACCTCTAATCCGCGTCGTCTAAGACCGGCTATAATACTATCCGCAATTTCATCAGGGATAGCCACGCCATCATAAAGTGTGGCTAAACCTGGGGTGACATTGTAGCGTTTTCGATTAGCGTTAAACCAACCATCTTCTTCAACATCGATAACCATGTCGTCTAAAATTTCCTGAACTTCATCCTCGCTTAACTCCTTACCGCCTGCTGATTTTTGACCTACTTTTTCCTGGAACTTCTTCATGAATAACCCAAGGTCCTGAGCGTCAGCCTCATCGCCAGGTGTCAGATCAATCCCAGCCTCTTTAAGAGTCGCACGCGCCTTGAGGTTGTTATTGAGAAAACTATTGAGGCGTTTTGTGGTTTTCTCATCGTCTTTCAAAACACCGTCAGCTTGTTCTTGAATGTATTTAAGATCTCTTTGGGAAAGTTCGGCAGCGTAGTTATTGTAATTCTCTCTCGCAGCCTGCAACTTGGTTGCAGGATTTGCGAGATCTTCTAGGAGTTTATTTTTAAGACCTTCATCGGTAGGAACAACGCCATTATTCATTCGCCTAACGCCGATGAATTTCTCAATGGTCGCTCTCTCGCGCGCTTCCAACTTATCCCACATGCTTTGTGGAATGGCATCGACATCCCCTGATTTGTCAGCCAAATCAAAAGCGGAGTCGTATCTCTGCCTGGCGTGCTTATTGGTTTGTTCTTCAATGTCTGAATAATGCTGCTTAGTTTTCCGTCGCGCTTCCTCGCGCGTGTCTGGGTCTTTAATTTTCCTGATCTGCGCTAACGCCCAGGATTCGCCCTTGCCTTTAGAGATTAAATCATCAGAAATATTCTGCGCCTCTTGCTTAACGCCACCGGACTTTAATAAACCGTCAACCTGAGAAAGATCTTGGATCGTGATGTCTTTGGAATTGGCGGCTTCTTCTCTTAATTCCCTGGCTCTGCCGATATGCCCATGATCCACCAAGTTAGAGATTGCTATCGTATAAGCTTTGCTCGTTACTTTCTGAGATTCAACGTCAATCGTTTGTTGATCTTGGCCTCTAAGCCGTGGATCACTGCGCGTCTGTGATTTAAGGATTGAAAATCCTTCAGCCGTCTTTTGCGGGTTAGCGGCATTAAAACCAATGTCCTGAATGGTTGCCTCTTGCCCTGCAATCGCAGATTTAATCTCTAGTTTTTCGGCTTCTTGAGAAGCATGATTGGTGAGTGTTTGATTGAAATCAGAACCAACACGGCCTTTGATCTTTTCAAACATATCCCGCTGAATAGGATTGGTTAAAGAAGATGAGATTCCATTCATCTCTTTATCGAAAGCCTCTTGATCTTCTTTGGCGTAACTTAAAGCATCCTTACCCTGGCGCTTTAAGGCTCCTTTTTCAGGATGATAGAGGTAATCGTTTTTGAAGTTGATCGCCTTGGCATAGGCTTCTTGAGTGACCGCATCGTCAGCCCGTTGCTTCGCTTTTAGCTGAATATCCTCGACTTGCTTCAAGTAATTGATATTAGCGTTTGTCGCCTGCTGCGCAGACACCCCGCCGCCAAAGGCTTCTAAAGGCGCATCGGTATTAACCCGAACCCCAGGAAATCCGGCTTCGTTAACTTGCTTTTGGTAGCGTGGCACTTGCGGCATTATGTAACCCTCAAGCCAGTAGGAGCATTGATGCGTGACGTATCAAACCAACCCGCTTCATAGGCTTGAGAGCCAGCCTTACTGAGATAAGAAAGACCCTGTAAGCCGCCGGTAATCAGTGTATTTCGCGCATCGGTCTTTGCGGCTAACTTGGCGAATCTTGCTGCTGCACTGGATTGACTCGCTTGCACTTTAAATCCCCACGCTTCTCGCCAGGAATTACTGACAATGGTTCGCGCATCTGCTGCAACTTGAGCCTCTGTATCCGCTTGAATTTCAGCAGCGGAGCCAGAATCAAGCACAACGCCAGAGGCAGCAAGTGCCGCTCTCTGGCGACCGATAAGCTGTTTTCCTTGTTTCCTGAAATCTCCACTGGCTTTAACTCCTCTTTTCAGCGCATCTTGCGCTTGAAGTTCAGAGATCTGAGCATTGAAAGCGTGCTGCTGACTTTGATAGTCACCTTGGGCCTTAGTGGCCCCTGCTTGGGAAAAGGCACCCCCCAGGCTAGCGCCCGCTTGAGCGAATGAAGATACTGCTGCGTAATCACCCATTAAGCACCGCCTCTAAAAGGGATTAGTCCGGATGGAGCAATTGAAAGAATGGTCATAGGAACAGGATCAACTTGTCGGATAAATACGCGTCCATTTGAGTTCCACTCAGGGCGGATATTGACATCCACAATACCGGTTGTTAGATTTACGGGCTCATCGTAACCTTCAGAGTCACGAATCTTTAACTCCGTTAAGCCTTCCAATGGATCGCTAGAATCATCACTTGGCGCTGAGGAGCCAACCCAAACACCCCTGGAATCTTCCATGCGGATTGAAACGCGAGAGATATTCTTTCGCTTATCAACCATGGTTTCCCCTTGCGCTGAATCAATGTCTAAGGTTTCAATGTCTGAGGTAACGGGGATTCCCACATGAATCACTTGATAGGGACGATCTAAGGTGATCGCTCCATCGGTAACGGTAAGCACATCCATACTGACGTTATTAGGACTTGCAACTACAAAGCCATCGCCAAAGACGGAAACCTCTTCGCCCTCTAAGTGCCAAAGATTACTTAATTCATCGACTGCTTTCCCCCACGTTGTGCGGGCAGTACTTCGCATCGCAACCGGAACCGTTTCATGCGGCTGCACTGAAACAATGGTTGCACCGCTGTAAGCCGTAATGGTGCAACGAATTATTGTGCCATCAGCCCCAGTTAGATGAATGGCATTGCCAACATCCGTTGATAAGAAATAAGAGGCACTTGCAGTTAAGGTTAAGGTTTCATCGTAGGTCCAAGTTGTGCCACCTGATAAAGTCATCGTGGTGGCACCCGCATTTGTGCCATCGTAAGTGAGCGCACAATCCATGCCGATAAAGTCTTCGATCTCTTCTAAATGCCTAGTAGCGAAGCGTTCGATATAACGGACTGCTCTTCCGTCTATCGTTCTTGCGATAATAAAGTAGGTTGAATCTTCAAACCCTTCGGCAATTGAGGCGCTACTTTCAGCACTTCCGCCATGAAAATCATGCCGAGACCAGCCCCAGATCTCATGCTCTCTAATATAGGTGAGACAATTAAGATCCCCGTCATCTCTCACAACCCAGACATTAGAATGAGGGATTTTCTGATACGTCCAATCCACTAAGTCAAAGTTGTCAAATAAATGAGATGAATAAACCGTTAGGTCTTTACCTCTGTACCCTTCCGATTGGTAATCAAATAAAAGATCCCTAACAATGGAGCCACGCGCTTGGACGTAAAGAGCGCTCCCACTAATAACTAAAGGGGCTAAGCGATTAGAGCCGTTATAATCCTGCTGCCTTGGGTTAATATCAGATGGCGTTAATATGCCTGCTGAATCGCCGTTCACCGTCCATTCCCCGGTTTCGGTAAAGACAATGAATTTACCGATATCAAGCATATGTTTAATTGCATTGACTTGCCTGCCATTCATCGTGAAAGTCACGGCATCGTCATCTTGAATCGGGGTTGAAATGGTGAAATTAGAAAATCTCCCGGTGCGAGAACCCCAGATTTTTTCGGTGTCAGTATTCGTATTTGCAAACATTAAGCGCTGCTGAATATAAGCGCAGCAGGTGGGATAATTGTCGGTTGAATTAAAAGGTGTTCTTGCAACAGGTGGTGTGTCAGAAGTATCAGGAGTTATTCCTCTATCAACAAATTCAGGGCTTCCTCCATTAAGCCCGGCAGTTCCTACAAATGCGTATATATCATTTACGGCTCGATAAACGTTATACTCTCTTGCTTCATCAACTTCATCCCAGGTTAGCGTGATCCAAGTTCCTGCATCATCGATACTAGGTTCGACATTGCCACAAGAATCTAAATCAGAAGGTAAACTTTCTTCGAAAGTCTCATCTTTAACAGCCGTAACTTTATATTTATTAAATGATCCGGCACCACCGCTTAAATTCTCTGGGGCATCTATAGAGGGAACAAAACTAATCGAGGTCAGTGTCCATGAAGTATCAGCGGTTCTTTCAAGTTCTCTTGGGGCATAGTCAGGATGCGTAAAGGTCATCTTATCCGCTGACTGAATATAGCGGATATCGAAAAGGTCTCCTTCGTCATAAGTCGTTGTTAAAACATAGAGCTTCTCTGCGGTTCCAGCTGATGAATAAGTCGTATAAGAAGTGCTATTGATATTAGTCCCACCTAGATCGGTTAATTGAAAGGTATGAGTGGTTACACCTGCGACTTTGAAATTTCTCCCATTTACTTCTGTCATTCCCACAACACCTGAAATATAAACCTCATCGCCATTTGAATAACCGTGAGAGGTTGCGGTCACGACAGCAGGATTGGCTTTGGTGATTGCTGAAATAACCTTTGCGGTTAATTTAACTTGGCTACCATTCTTGATAAAACGAATATACTGATGGCCTAATTCAAGTATGTAGGTTTGAGAGGTACTAAAGACCCATGGAATTAACCGAACCGCTTTGGTTGAGTCTTTCACTTCACCGACAAATTTAGTTCCCGGGCGATTAGTAGCTCCGCCATGGCGCATGATATAGCAATTGCGTAGGGTTTTAAGACCCGTTAGATACTTTACCAAATCAACGCGGGAGTGAAGTGAAGGAGCTAGTTCACCACCGGAAAAGTTGAGAATCTTGCTAACGCTCAATTCCTAATCCCTCGCTCTAATAAATTCGCTCTGTGGTTCTTCATCCGATTGTTCTTCATTAGCCCCATTAGCTTGAGCACGCTTAATCTCATAGTCATACATTTGAAGTGCAGTTTTTCTTAGCTGGAATGGATCGCCCCCTGTAAGCCGAGAAGCCACGTAAAAAGCTAGCTTCCATGAAAAGGCCATAATGAAATCACTTGGGTATTCTAAAACATCTGTGACGTATTTCGTGTATTCAACCTGAGCTTCATCGGCGTCGGTATAAATAATGCCACCTGAATCATCACTACCGATCTTGTAAGCAATGCGGGTTTGCCGCGAATCGTTTCGAGCGCCACTTAAAATTCGCTTAATGAGTAAAGCCCCTGAGGGATATCGATAAGAATAACCCCACTCTTCATAATCAGGATCTTCCTCGATCAAGGCTAAGGTTGCGAAGCGTGATGCAAATGGCCAAGGGAAATCCCTTAACGTACATTTAAGCGCTTCTTCATAATATCTTCGGCACGCATTCGCTTCTTGAGAATTCTCGGTATCGAGTGCTGCAATTTCTTTCCCGATCCCTAAATGCGATATGGCTAGATTTGCGATATCTGTATTTGAATCTGCCATCTACATTGCTCCTATATTAGTTATCGACCATGATTAAATCATAACCGACACAAATATCCGTATTGTTATTGGAAACACCCAGTGCTTTTAAAATGATGTCTGTTTTTTCAGAAATAACTAAGTATGGCTTAAAGTCTCTCTTAGCTATGCCGCAGCATGAGGAAGCGTGATAAACGTGTTTTAGATTTAAAGGTGAATCTGAAAGATCCGCTTTGACCCTCACAAATAACCCAACCGTTGCATTTGCAGAGGCCGTACTTTGGTTCATCGAAACCCAAAGATTGGTCATAAATCCTGTGACACCTTCGGGAATCGTATAAAAAGACGATGCACTTTCACCGTAATTTGCATCAATGAATGATTGCATACTGATATTTACCGAACCTAAAACAGTAATAACCCCAACATTGGCACCTAAAGACCCACAGGTATTCACTGACACCTGATGAATTCTAATAAACTCATTCACCGAAGTGACATGAGTAAGGCCATCTAGTGGGAGAAGTTCAATCTGTTCCTGCCAGAGTGCATTCAATCCTATTATTTTAACGCTTCTTGCTCCGGGTCCTGATGCGGAATCTAGTTCTCTTGTAGAGACAACAGTGACTTTCTGTGGCGATGGTAAAGGCTGCCAGATCCCACCGTTTCCCCAGATATCTTCGGGAACACTATTGGTATCCACATCGTGATTGCGCCCATATTTATTTACCATCTTCCAGTTAGCAGTATCGCCTCTGGCTACAGAGATCATGGAATCTTGAATGATGTCGAATTTTCTAGGCATTATGAACTCACCGTGTAGTAAGACACCGTACAATCCACACTGCCTGTTGTCGGAACTTCGCTAGTAATTCTCAAATCTTCTCCATCCGCTCCAACCCCTAAAATACCTGAGCCATCGCCTACAGTGATTGATTCACCTCCACTTAAACCAGGGTGAGCCAAAACAACACCCGCTCCTGTCGGTGTGCTCGCTGCTGCAAAGCCGATTAGAAATGCAACATCAACCGTTGTTGCATTATCACTTGCAACGCTGATTCTAGTGACAACAATTTTAGTACCGGCTGATACGGTTATGATGGCTGCATCAGTTTGAGCTGCTGTGTAATTGACCCGATGAGTAATGACATTGGGATGACCCCCAATCACCCAAGGGATACCCGCTCGATTAGCGTACCAATCCGTTCGGTCACTAGCAGCAACTGCAGTTGGATTAGTGCCGTGAGCAATGGCTTTTAACCCAACTTTAATGGGGTTTCCTGAATCAGCCCCGTCATGAGCGATATCGCCTGCGGTATTAGCGGAAGCTGTAACAGAAACGATTCCTGTAACTGGAACTTCATTGATTACACGAGTTCTATTTTTAGCCGTATATCGATCTTTTGGCATCGCAAGTTTATGTAAACCTCCCTACAGCAATTACGCTCACTGCCGCACCCGTTGTGACCTGCCAGGAGCCTGTTTTATTCACGCATCGAATTGGAAGCACAAATGATTGCGTACTTGGCAACGTTCCTGAAACAAAAACGTTGATTGCTGAGTCGCCACCGTCTTTTATTGCAACCGTTCCGGCACTTGTGGTCGCTGGCACAATGATAAGATGGCTCAGATATTGTGAACCAGGAGATTTAGTAGTCAACGTCCCAGGCCCCATCACTTGCGCCGTTTGGGACGCTGCTATCGTTTCGTAATCCCAATCAACTGTTTTCAACCCACTCATTTTGTTTCTCCTTATTCATCAATTATTAAAAGACATTCTGACATCGACCCACCCCACATACCACCCGCCAACGCTGGTGTTGTTACAGATGTTTCACTCGTATAACTTGAATAATGATGAACCGCGCCGAATGAAAAATCGTTTCTGATTCTGAAATAATAAGTAGTTGCCGCTGTTAACCCGGTTACATCATACGTGCTGCTGCCCTGCGCTGCTGTCGCATGCAATGTAAAACCTACGCCACCGCCAGTTGTAGATTTTTCCACTTTGGTCCCGGTAGTATTTGATGACGTGCTGCCATGGGTGTATGACAACCGTACCGTATGCCAAGCCAATGTAGCCGAAGATAACCCAGACGGGTTAGGAGCATTGGCGATAACAAGTTGCGAATTATCCCTGAAAGCGTAGGGATAAACGGTTACGCTTGTTGTTGCAGAGCCACCAGTGATATAAGCCAAAAACCTCACAGCCGACCCTACATCGGCCACACCTTCAGGAATTGTGCTCAGTAATGTCCAATCGGCTAGTGTTGCGCTATAGCCCGTAGCATTATAATAAATCGCCTGACGTTCAGACCCGAAAATGATTAAAAAATAATATCTTGTGTCTAATGACGCTGTAAAACCAGAACCGAATTGAGTATTCCAAAGAACAGAAACCAATGGATTGATTGCTGGAAAATGGGCTGTCATGTAATGCAAATCTGCAACCAGATTTATTCCGCGCCCAGCACCTACTGATACATAGACTCCAGTTTCATTAAACTTAAATGAACAAAATAAATTATCCTCTTCGTCTAAGGTTACTGTTGAATTCCCATAAAAACCTTCCGAAACAAGCGTAGCCTGAGACAAGGTTATAATTTCTGTATTGGCAGAATTGGTAACCGTTGCGCGAGACGGAACGACTTCTGTTATCCCAGTCTCATTGGCGAACGTCTCTTCCAATAATATGTCTAATGGTAGACCAGACGAGTCAGTAAAATAATATTCATCTGTGTCGCTTTCGTCTGTAGCGAGTGTGCCTAAAGAGTTATGTTGGAATCTGACGCTTGCAGTACCAAACCCGACACTTGAATCAGTTCCTAACTGAGTATAATCGCCTAAAGTATTTGAATGCGCTGTTGTATTGTAGTAGGCTTGCATCGTGTCAGAATCGACAAACACTAATAATAAATAATACCAAGTGTTAATCGTCATCGCGACACTTGACCCAAAAACAGTATCCCAAGCGTAGAACGTTAAGTTTGCCCCGTTCATATAAATCGCTGCCATGCCTGAACCTGAAATTTTTAGCGCAGCACCGTTACTAACTCCGACAACAACAGCAGTGCTGTTGTTAACCCGCTTTCGGACTTTCATATAAAGACGACTGCCATCAGTTATGGAAGCAGTGGATGTCCCATAAAATCCGCAAGTATCCCATGTAGTGTTGGGGGTTGTCGTTACGCAGGTTTCAATTCCAGACGCGTTACTAACAGTTCCCGTTGTGGTAACTTTTGTAATCGCTGTCTCATCTGCTAATAAGTTTTGCTGAATAATAGCCATCTTTAAAGTCCTGTAATCTTCATTCCATGAAAATGAATCGTATCGGTGTAATAAGGTTGATAATTTAAGCGTGCTACGTAATCCCTGAAATCTGGATAGGTGCTATTGGAGTTCTGCACATATCCTAGAAACCCTGGCTGATTCTCGCCAATACAAGATACCGCCATACGTCCATTACCCATTTCAATGGTATGAATAATTTCGTAGCGCTCACCTTCAACCAATTCATCAAAGACCTGTGCACCATCAGTGCCATTTTGAATAGCAGCCTTGCCGCCTGAAATGGAAAAACCATAGGTCTCAATCACAAGAGCTGGAGTTTCTGGAAGTGTGGTACTGCTCGCGTTTAAATTTAAAAGAGTCGTTGAATTCTCATCCGTTGCTTGAGCATTGCCAACGACATTCGTGATTAAAGTAATATCGAGTGAATAACTGACCTGCGATGCTAATAAGACTGGCTCTGTCTGTACAAGGCCTGCGAGATTCCACCCTTTAATCAGTTTAGTAAGTCTAAGCCTGCCACCTCTCCATTGGAATAAGGCATTAGTTCCGTCATTACCAAACTCAGTAAAGAAATCAGTATCGTGCGCAAAGGGCTCTGTAATAACCATTACATCCTCCAACTGAGGTGGGCGGGTTAATTAACCCGCCCTACCTACACAACTAGCTAAATAACTTCGATATCCCCTGAAGACTGCTTTTGAGCAGGCTTACGTCCCCGTCGCTTTACAACTTCTAAAGAACCATCTGAAACGATAGGTTGGGGTGTTTGTGTTACCGGCTTTGGAATCTGCTCAACCTTTTCCATCCATTGTGGAGAGAAATATTTTGGCTGCATAATTTTATTACCGGTAGGTGTCCCGTTAATAACTTCCGCAACTTCAATCACATCATCAGGGATTTCAAACTCATCTCCCTCTCTAATGCGGCGCAATGCTATGCCGTCCCACCCAACAACACGCCTTTCATTCTTAGGACCAAGTAATTTAGCTTTAACAATCATTCAAACCTCCATTAAGAAATCGTAATACCGTCAGCGTAAGCAATATTTCTTTGGATATCTTTAACAATACCCGCAGTGAATGCACCGGCTGTTAGATCAGATCCAATCGGATCGAAATACAACTCAACGTAGCGATAAAGGGTTGAAATCATCGGACTCAATTTCGCATAGTAAATAGAACCCGCCGCAGCCACCGCCGGAATCGTAAACAAACGCTGCGTTGCATCCGGCGTAAACGTGGTTGTCGTATCATACCAGGCGTAAACATCGGTCACGGAATTGCTACCGGAATCGGTTAATGCCGTATCCACTGACACAAATACATATAGGTCTTCACCAACACCGATGTCTCTAGCGACACTTAGGTCAACATAGTTCGTGGATGCCGCAGCCGCAGTAACAGCAGCCGCGTCCATGAACAATAATTGTGCATCTAAAATCATTTTAATTCTCCTTCTATAAATTTAATTAAGCAATCGCCGGGGTTTCAGCTTCAGTTAATTGATCAACGATTCTGATCGGAATTCCCCGAAACATCGGAATTCGTTTACCCGCAACGTTCTCATAAGATAACTGACCACCCGAAACCACATCATCACGGCCTTGAATATCTAACATCTGAAGACAACTGCGATTCATGTAAAATACCGGCTTGCCGCTAGATAGATTAACAATGCGATAAGTTGCTTTGATCATCAGATCAAATAAGTCTGCAGCAGATGATTTCGCAACCAAAGCGGAGATATCGATATTGGCGATACGTACAACATTTCTCCAATCAGGAACGGCTAAACCGCACTTCCACACCCAGTGATCCTGATACGCACGCATGCGATTACCACCAATACCAGCAGTGGTTTCAACAGTCACTAATCCCAGATTTTCATGTTCCAATCCGGCAACCGAGCCCTTTGGATAAATACCGTGGACTTTGTTTTCGCCCCAGTTAACCAACCAAATGGACGAATTATCTGAACCAGAACCGCCACCAAGGATAATATTTTGCCCAAGGTTAAGCGTGGTTGCGGAATATCTGGTCGCTAAACCGTTAAACTCTTCTGGAGCAGTGCCCGTGTTACCGTAAAACAAAGTCTGTGTAACTTCCTGCCCCATGGCCTCAATAAAGGAACGCGCTTCAGACAAACGAAACTCAGCTCTATTACCATTCAAATCCGCTAAAGCTTTATCAACCTCAAACCATGATTCAAGCATACCGATTGAATCTTCGACTTGCGCTGTGGTTGATTTACTTGGCGCAACACCTTGATTCAAAAGTCTCCAAGAGACCGTGGGTAGCGAACTTCGAACCGTTGAACGATGACCTGTGGGTAAATTGGATTCCTTCCAAGGGATATCTTCCAAGATACCGGCTTCTTGCGAGAGTAACTCGGCAATGGTGGCAATCTTGCCATCTGGATCTAATCTTTTAGCAACATCAATTAGTGTTGATGTAGCTGAACCTAAAGCTGGCATATTAAAAATCTCCTAAGTTATAAATTAAGTTTCTTTCTCAGGATGGGTATCACCGTAAAGTTTTTGAGCTGGCGTTTTTGGTGCTGGCCCTTTTGGACTTCCAGATACGGCGCTATCTTGTTTCATAGCTCGGCCTACTTTGGCCGCCCATCTGACAAGTTCCGGGTGATTCCCGTAACCTGTCTCATTAAGAATGGCGGTTAATTTTGGAGAACCAAAAGTTTTAAAAGCTTTCTCGGCATAAGCGATAGTTTCCTTAAACTTCTCGCCCCCGATATCCGGATCAGCTTGTACAAGACTGACCCAAGATTCTTTCTCCTTTTGGTAATTTGCAATTAAGCCATTGTAGTACTCACCGGCTACCGCGCTTCGATCTTCTAGATACTTCTGCGCTTGATCTTGCGAGAATCCTTTCGCCTTGGCTTCAAGGGAAATCTTCTCAATCCATGCGGTATCTAGCTTTGAGCCTTCGGGTAGCTTCAAATCGTACTTTTCCGGTACGATTGATTTCTCATCTTTCTTTTCTTCGCTCTTTACTTCTTCTTTATTTTCTTCTGGTTCGATAATAACTGCGGTTTCTTGAGAAGCCTTAGCCTCTACTTCTTTATTTTCCGTTTCAGGATAAAGTTTATCAGCCGTTTCTTTAGGTGTTTGAGGTTGCTCTTTTACTTCACTCTTTGACTCTAGTTCTAATTGTTCAGGCATTATCTATTCTCCTGTCTGGCTTCATTGGCCATCTGAAAATATTTCTGTAAGTTAATTTCATCCATGGCATCGGCTAAAAACTGATTACCTACGGATCGAGCCCCTTCGTTAAAGGCTGTGCCATAAGGATCATTAACGAAACTCAACTTAAAAACCCCGCACACTGAAAGCATTCGCCAAAAAAATCGCCGGCCCTTGTGAGTAGATAAGACAAAATCAATGTCATCAAGATCGCGATCTCTGCCATATTTCTCCTTAACTTCCGCCTCTTTTACTTGCGTTTCATCAGCCGCATTTTTAACTAACGACTTAGTCATCGCCTAATAAAACTCCGACAACCGTGATGGTTCCTGTGACATCAAGTGTACCGTTGCCATCGGTCGTCACGTCATCGCCTGAATAGTTCAGATACAAATCTGCGGCTGTACCTGAACCATCAAAGGCAGAATTCGCGGCGGTATACCCTGTGCCTGTCGTTGTTCCTGCAACGAGAGTTTGCGCAATCGAAGCCCCAACATTCTGATTCGCCGCAGCAAGGACGGCATCGGCAGCAGCGGATATATTTGTTGTTCCAATGCCAATAACGAATTCGTCATCCGCTGGGACGCCCGTTCCATCAGCCGTGTAGGCGGTATAATTCTGACGACACCCTAAGAATGAAACGCCACCCTCAACGAAATCAAAAATCTTTGTCGCTCCATATGCACCCGCGGCTCCAGCATCCGTTACCGCAATGCGAGCGGCGGTGAGTGTGAAGGTGAGCACAAAGAAATTCCCCAGTTTTGCAATCGTTACGGCAGTGGTTCCAGATGCAGGGTCGGCCTTGGCGCCGATTGTGGCATCCGTTGCTTGGGCCGTAACAGTGGCGGCAGTCAACACTGGCGTTGTCATAGTTTTAACGCCCGTGACGGCTTGAGCACTTGATAGATCGACCATTGTTTTACGACCTGATCCATCACCGACAGTCAAAAGATCATCGTCTGAATCCCAGACTATTGAGCCTTCTGCTGTCTGCGCAGGCGAAGACGATGCAGGTAAAACAATCGTGCCAGACCCAGCGTTCACCACTGGATTTGTCAGAACTGGTGTGGCGAGAGTCTTAGTGCCAGTTATAGACTGAGTACTCCCGACATCGACCATGGTTTTGCGAGAACTGCCGTCCCCAACCGTCAATAAATCATCATCAGAATCCCAAACAACGGAGCCTTCAGTTGTTTGGGCAGGGCTAGCAGAGGTTGGTACGACCACCACACCAGCAGCAGCATTTAGCGTTGGGTTAGTTAGCGTCTTATTTGTTAAGGTCTGCGTGGACGCCAGCCCTACCATCGTCATGTTTTCGTCTAAAACCGTGATTACTCTAGTCGTTGACGTGGTATTTCCGTCCGGCTCAAACCTGACTTTCTTCGTCGAATCCGTAGTGCCGCCAATCGTAAACGTATCTAAAACAGAAACAGTCCCAGTAAACGTTTGCGCTCCAGAGTGTGTTTCACCCCCAGTAAATGCAGTTGTTCCAGTGACCGTTAAGTTACGGTTAACTGTAACCCCTTGATCCGTGAAGGTGATCTCAGTAACCCCTGACTGCGGGTTTTTGATCTCACCTTGAATTTCTCCCGTCGCATCCGCAATCGAGTAATCAACCGTCACTACAGCAATCGAATTGCATCGCAAGTGATAGTGATAATCAATCTTCGAATCATTCGTAACCGTTGTAGCACTGATGTCATCGATGTAAGTCGCTAAGGTGTCCCATGATTGCAAATTCACCGAACTCTGAAAAACAATCGACCAAGTGCCCGGCGCACTCTCAGTCAACGAATAAGTCACCGATTGCCCCGGTTTTAATAAAACCGCATTACTTTGCGTGTTAGCGGCACTAAATGTTCCTGTGTATGAAGCCATTTAAATATCTCCTTTATGCTGGCACTAAGGCGCCTGCGTTTCCTTGTTTTAAAAGACTGGATAAAGCGTTTTCACCTTCGGTATCAGTTTCAGATAAAGTCTTTGCCGTATCTGCCCCTTGCTGCATCATGGCTGCCATTTGTGCTTGCTGCTGTTGCTTGGCTCTTTGCTGCCTAATCGCAGCGACTTGATCGTCACTTCGAACAATGCCGGGCGGGATAGAAGTAATATCAGCGTAGACATCTAAGATCTGATCGGTATCGATCTTGTCTAAGGCTTCTGGATTGACTTGGGCCACTTGGGAAGCAAAGCCTGCAAAGCGCTCGATACCGCCGATAGAAATAAGTTTCTGCGCTTGAGCCATGATACTGATGTATTCGACTTTAAGCGCTTGACCTTCTATCTCTTCCGGCGGTTCGGGAATTAGTCCTTGGTTCAACATGTGTGAGAACACAATGTCGATCAAAGGATCTAATAAATCCTGATTCAGTTGTTCAAGGACCGGGCCTAAGGCTAATAACTTCTCTTCATGACGCTCATCGATCTCACGCGCAGTAATTTGGCGCCTGTCAGATTGAGCAAGCATTAGGAAAAGATCTTCAAATAGGGTTCGCTGAATGCGCTTTTGATGCTCTTGAATGTAGAGCATCATTTCATTGATGCGTGGATTGAGTTGGTAAGCCGGGACAAACCCTGCTTGTCCATTCTGCCCCATGATGTAATTGATATCGCCAGGTAAAATGCTTAGTTTTGCAGTACGAAGACTACTATCAGCATTCATGGGTGGATGAATGGATTTCTCAATTGCTTGCGCCATACGACGGTGAAGCGTTTGTAAAGCTTTGACATCCCCGATGGCACACATGCCAGGGGATTCAGTACCGTAGAAGTCTTCTCCGCTGACTTCCCAGCGCGGAACTAAAACCGGAAATAAGTCATAGCCTGATTCACGCAGATAGCGGTCATAGGATTCATCTAGGTAATTACTACCGCCTCTAGATGAAGAAGAGCCTTGTTCGTAGTAACAAGAAGAGTAGCGCTTGTATTTAGATTCTAGGGCTAAAGAATCAAAGTCAGGGTTAGGGCGGATGATATGAACAACATCAATCCACTCCTGTAATTTAGATTCCCGGTAACATTCTAGGACAAGAGGGGAAAAGTTCTCTTCATTTTCAATCTTGCCCTTCTTATCCTTAATCCCAAAATCCTCAATTAACTGAGCAATGGTCATGCGAAATTCACGTACCGTCGTATCAACCTGGCCTTTGGAGTTTGCTGAAATCATGTAAGAGCCAATAGGCCAGCATGAGAATCGACTCACTTCACCACTGGTTTCATCTTCTTCGCAGTACATCGCTGCGGTTCCAAAGATCCCTAAATCTCCATAAACTAAAGGCAGGGTGTTATAGAGATTGGATTTAAGAAGTGCTGTAGACATGCGTTGCGAAACAACGGAGAGCCATTGCTTGACAGCACCAAACTCTGAAAGATTAGGGTCAGGAGTGGTTAAACGAAACCAAGGCCTGGCCGGAGAAGTAACGCCTGACATCATGCCTGATCTAAGGGTGCGAGCCGCAATAGTGGCTGTTGAATCAATTATTTTTTGATTCTTTCGCTCGCCACGATTAGCTGAAGTGACAAAGAAACGCGGACGATTTGGGAGAATGTAATCGGCTAGATCTCTCCATTGAGACATGAAAGATGCGCGCTCTTGAGTCATGCGGGCTCGCATGATTTCAAAGATCTTTCGTTTGGTTTCGTAAGTCTCAGTCATTACCCACCTAGAATTGTTCTCCCAGAGAATGCAGTTGAGGATGATGGAGAAGAGCCGGTGAGAATGGTTGCACCGCGGCCGTCAAACGCTGCACCTTGTGATTTCTGGGCTCTTCGCAGTCGATCTCTTTCTTGTAATTGCTTTTCTAACTCTTGCTGGCCTTTAGCTTCATTGAGTAACTTCTCTTGCTGCTGCTGTTGCTGAAAGGCTGCGTGCTTTGCATCCTTCTTACTAGAAGCTCCTTCAACAGCTTGGTACGCTCCAGTTCCAACGGATGCAGCAGCAGTAGCTAAAGAGGCAATGACAGGGGCAATAGCTAAAAATGCTGGCGGCATACTTACCTCCCGATTAACTTACTGGCGTTGTAAGTATTCGCAGTTTCCTTAGGAACGCCGCCTAAGTTTCCAGTGAGTATAGTTCCTTCAGACGTGGAAGCGCCTTGCCCGCGTTGAAGCGAGCGAGCGACATCGCGTCTGCCTAATTCTTCTGATAGGAACTTTTTATTTTGTTCTTTTCTTCTTAGTTCATCTGCTGCAGCTCTTGCTTCTCGATCTTTAGCGGATGCTTCATCTTTCTGATTCGCTGCATCAACTCCCCCATAAGCAGAGTAACCACCACCACCCGCGACCGCTGCTGCTGCAGCTAACCCAGTGACAATGGGAATAATGGCTAAAGGAATGGGCATTATATTCTCCTCATAAAGCCGTTTTGCACGTGCTCGTAATTCATGCGTGAGAGTGTGCGTGAGTAATCGCACTTAGTTGAAACGGGGCGAAAGATTAGAGAGGCCCCTAAGGCTTCAAGGACTAAATCGGTGAAGGAGATAAAGCGTACGCCTGCAATGCCGCGGTGTTTCTTTTGTAGGAATAGCGCATCTTGAACGGCACAGATTCGTTCACGAGAGTGATGATGTGGAAAGATAAAGAAGATGGAATAGCCAACTAAGGTGTCTGTATCAGTACGAGCAGTGAAGGTTTTAGAGAGGTTTAGTTTGTCGGTTTCAAGATACTGGACTTTATCCGGGTTAAATTCCTCAATGCCAAAGTCTCCAGTCTCTTCAAAGTGTTCCTTCATTAAAGGCACTGCTTCTTCCCAGACGGTAGATAATCTTTCCTCTGAGAAATGAATCATTACGAAAACCTCTTTACATAAACATGTTCAAGTATTTCGTAGCCTTGAGGAGTGAGTAAGCGAGAGGCGTAGTCATTGCAGGTTGGGACGTGTTGATAGATGACCTCTACACCTTCATCGGCTAATTGCTCATCGCAGTAAGTAATGAAGTGGAAAGCAAAGCCGCGGTGAGAGGGCTTGATATAGAGTAGATCTTGGGTGGCTTGCAGAGAGCCTTGATAGTGGATGTTATCTCTGACAAAGAAAACACCGTAACCGATAAGTTCCCCCAATAATTCGCGAGCCGTAAAGAGTCTTACAAAGCCTAATTGGTCAAGAGTGATGTAGTGCTCAAAGTCAGGCTTAAGTGCGATGTCTTTAAAGTGAGCGGTCTCATTGAAATGGCAAATAATAAGTGGAAGCACTTCTTTGCAAAAGGCTTCCGAGACACGCTCATGAGCAAAGTGATGTGCGGTCTTAGCAGAGACCGCGACAGGGAGTGCGGATTGCATCAATGAATGCAATAGTTACACAATGAAATAACATTATCAACAATTACTTTATTTCATGTATCAGTGGTATAAAGTTATATATAAGTATATATATTGTTTAGATTCACAGCATGACAACTCTCAGGTAGCAAGGCTTAGCTCTCTAAGATATTTTGCGGATATCCACTTAAAACTTAAGGAGTATCGTTATGCACAAAACTCATACCAAAGATGTTGATATCGAAGTTAGAAAACCAAAGGCTGTATCAGCTGATGATCGGGAATTAAGTCCTGATGAAATTGAAAAGAAGCGTTTAGAAGACGCAGCTATAGTGGCTAAAGAAACCGCTGAGAGACAAAAGTACTTTGACTCTCGGGTAACGGAGAAGATTAAGGAGTTAGAGAAGGAAGATCTCACTACAGATGAGGTAGCGCTAAGATCAAGGGCTACAGCAATCATTGAATCTGAGATCCATCCAAGCCCTAATAATCCAACTATAAAGCAGATCCAAGCTGAGAAAGCCTCACATAAGCCTCAGAAACATTCAAACGCCCATACCCACCCATAAGAGGTGAGTATGAAGGACCTACGATCTAGCGATAGTTAGGTCGTAGGTCGTCTTTCAGAATTACTAGGTAATCAATAAATTAGGTGGGTCTTCAGGACGAGCATACCCACGGAGATTCTTTTTTGACTTCTTCCACAGCTTCAAATCAAGTTGAAGCTTTTGATTATGATCTACTTCAACAACCCCTTCTCTTCCAAAAACCATGCGTTTAGTATGTTCTGGTTTGAAGTGTTTAATCCCGGCAAACACATCACACATGGAGCAGTAGTACGTTTGTTCCCCTTCTTTGCAATCCATAAACATGACTGGATAATGTTTTTCCTCAAGTAAATCACCATGCAAGTAATAGCGCTTCTGTTCCATAGCTATGCCCTCCTATCTGAATATGGATCATAGTCATAGTTAGTTTTCTGAACAAATCCAGAGTCTTTGCGTAACTGCATGTCTTTAGGCATTTCAGGAAGTGCGAA